ATCTGGCTCAGGGTCGCATCAGATCGGAAAATTCCAATCTGATGACAACCCACCACGATTACAAACAGTCAATTTGCAACCGTCATCCAGCCCACCTTTCAGGTTAATCTCAGATCTGCAGTTCTTTCAAACACGACTACGGGTTTCCCCTGTGATCCAAGTCACGACCAAGTGACTCGTTACTCCTACTGCGTTTCTTCCATGCGATACCTAGTTTTGACATTCTAGTTATCTATTAGAAGTGATCATCATAGATTTATTAAGGTGCTGGGCAAGTCCAACTTTCAATCATCAATTCGAGTTACTGACCAATGTTACAGGCCAACAGCTTTGTTTCGGTTCGTTCTCAATTCCATCAGATGGTTGGAAGAGATGCTTCTCCTTTCTCGCAATACTCCATAGTTCTTCAGCGTATTCTCTCTGGTACACGGCTTCAGTCGTGTTGTGGATGGAAGACAGACCCTTGGCTAACCAATGCAACAGCGAAAAGAAATTGAAAGATCCTTCGGATCCTTCAGTCTTTTCATAGTTGTATCGGTCAATAGGGTACTCAGCGGAAAGTTTCCTCATTTGTCGTTCCACAGCATCGTAGTGGACCCACTCCTTCTTGCCGCTAAGGCGAGGAGGAAGGTTCCCTTCGGAATAGAGGGACTTCAAAGCAGAAACAGTTCGACGATCGTCTTCACTGTAAGGCTCTTCAGATCGAAGACCAAGACCACAACACCACTGTGGTAGAAACCAAGGCCCTTTATAGGTCTTTAAGGTTTCAAAGTGGCGGTAGAGAAAAAGCTGATTAGCGCGAGAAGAGTGTCGCCCGGCCTTGTCCAGAAAGGTACAATGTCTCGCCCCGAGTTCGTACACTGTGTCGCTGTTGGTTTTGGCTGCTGTCTCGATACTCCGCTTCATACCTTCTACCAAACCTAGGTTTATGTAGGGTATCTCACTAATCACTCCATCCAAGCCTACACGGTATGTGTGGGAATTTATGGAAAAAAAAGTTTCTTGAATCGTAGGTCTTACCTACAGACTCTTCGAAACCGACGGTCTTGCAGACCGATCTCCATATGGTAGGAAAGAGAGGATTAGTGTAGCGAGTAAGGCAGTCGTCACCATTTATCCAAACAGGACAGTGTTTCAATGTCACATGGCAACTGTGAGCGAGTTCATAAGTGAACCGCATAACAGAAGCATTAATGAGACAAAGAACAGGGAAAGACGTTATGCTACCCATTAATTGGCCACGCTGTTGAGCGAAAGGTCCATCCGGTGTCAAGTATATGTGTCCAGTCAAACTCCTACGAAGGAGATCACGGAAAACATCATACTTGATCCCGGAATTCTCTTCCCATCTATCGACAATTGAGTCCCCTACACACTCGGAAACCCAAGAGTGGAGGTTATCAGTTGCCGCGGAGTAATCCCCGGAATGGTAGCGTTCATGACCCCTAAAATAACCACCGAATCGTTTATTAACTAATTCGGTAGTCACAGACTTACCAGTGAGCTCAAAATTCCAAAATTTTTGGAGTTGGGACCACATGGCACGTTGGAGTGGTTTAAGAACGAAATAGAGAAGAGGAGGGCCTTTACTAATGCAGCGTACTTTAAGTGCTTCCTGCAAACCCACGACCGTGACTTCAGGTCTCTCTGCTAAAGCGAGAGAGACACAACGCCAATAAAACTTTCTCCACAAAAGGAGAAAGGCAGTGTCATCGAACTCGACTCCGTAGACCTCGCGACTATCCTCTATGAGGTGGTCGAGGTCTGAATTAAGGTCTTCGAAAGAAGACCTCTTATCGGAACCGTAGTACTCTGACACATAACCTTTCAACTTGACCATCTTCTGATGGAATGTAGGAAAGTTTTTTAAAAGTTCTTGGCGGAGTTCGTCGGTGTGTGGTAAACTATCAAGGAAACCATAGGTACCTAATTCAGTCCGACTGCAATGTACATTGGCAGAGGGTGAAGGTAGCATATAGCTGGACAAAGCGTTGAGCGGTAAATCAAAGTTCCGGAACACCTCTCGTGTTGTGCGTCTGAGCTGTCCCTCCATGATCTCACGGGTAACTGTGAAATCTTGAGTGTCATTAATAGAGTCATCACATATGACTTCACGTAAGAAACGATCGAACTGTGATTCAGCATCGAACTCATCCCAATTGAAACACTGATGTTTTTTATATTGGAACGAACCGAGTTGCTGATCTTGTTCGGAAGTCATTACGCGATAGTTCTTCTGTATAGAACGTTTAACGACACAATCGGGAGGACGTGGCATGCCCTTTTTGGACATCAACACAGAGGTGGCAAAGGACTCATACTCACCAGATCTCTTAAGAACACACATAAAACTGTAGAATTTCCCGCCAAACAACACTTGTTCGTGATGAATCGGTTTGGAAAGTTGCCAATCAAAATACTGTATACCATTGACGGTAACAGGAAAAGATTGGTCTACAGTAAAGAAAGTGTCTAACTGAGGGGGTCGCTGAGGGAGAGTCTGATCACCAAACGCTGCCGCAAAAAACGCAGCATTCTTGTACTTAAAGTAATCAACCCATGCTCCTGTACTGGGAAAAGCTCGAAACAGACCGCATTGAACACGAGCACACAAATCTAATCTCCCATGCTCACGAATTGAATCTTTCAATTGCGAGTAAAGAGGGATATGTGTGTAGTCGTCAATGTTGTTCAGTATGTAAGAGCGACAGAAGTGAGCAGCAACCTCCATAGTCTTAGTTATAGAGGCTATGTATGAGGGTATTTCCGAAGCTTGGAATACGAAACCGTAAACCTGGAAGAGATCCAACCAGGCAAAACAAGCTTTGATGATTGAAATTTCATCTTCGATCGGGCAGTCAAGGGTAACCGACTGTTCAATCCCACGTTGTAGTAGGGAGAGGGTTGTCAAGCCTCTCTCGTCCTGCAGCGCTAACGAAGATGGGACAAGGGTCCGCGCTGTTCCATTGCGCGACTCAGTTCTAGAACATTCTATTAGACCGGTGCAAAGTCTTTCTTCTAAAACAGAGGTTAAATCTGATTTGGGGACCACGACTGGAGCCACGTGATCGGTGTTTTCGCTTTGAGGAGTAATACTC